TAAGGATACAAAGAACGATATCAATCCAAGCCCAGAAGATTGCAAAACACAATTACAGATTATGTTCGGGCGTGATAGATTTTTAGAACTAACACAAGCATGGGGCAAGAAGAATCAAAAGTTCCTATCAGTGTTTGGATCACTAAAGTTTAAGGAAAAGTCTACTGGTAAGTTCTATGATGGACTAGATGAGACTGACAATGTAGAAGATTACGAAAAGGTATATATATGATTAAAAATATTTGGGAAAAGATTAAGCTTGCATTTGAACGCAAGCCAGCTGGCGAGATATACAAAGTTAATATTGAAGTTCCAACGTTACCTACAATTGTAGTCAAACCAAAGCGTGTGAGAAAACCTAAGAATGAGTCCACGTGAATTTATTGGACATTGCTATTGCGATAGTAAATTTAAGTTTATTGAGAATATCATTACTAAAGGTACAACAGAAGAAGTGTTAAAGCTACAAGAAATTAATAACATGATGCCAAAGTTTCATCGTCATCGTGAAGTAGCTAAACTTATTAAGGAAAGATTAAATGAAAGAAATTAACACAGGCGAATCAGTACTACCCGTAAAGAAACGTGGTGGTGCAAGACCCGGCGGTGGACGTAGAAAAGGTAGTACGCAAAAGCTTTCAGCACAAACTATCTTAGCCGCCATTGAAGATAAGGATAAACCATTCGCTGAAGGATTCGCAGAAGATTACCACAACGCAAGAATGGGCGATGACAAACATCTACTACAAAAGTATCAGAGTATGATATTGAATAAGGTTGTAGCAGATAAGCAAGAGATTGATGTTACAACATTAGGACAAAGTTTACATAATAACTTTAACTTCCCACAAGTTGAGTTAGCTGATTGGCAACAAACAATGCCAGTCATTATATCTACAAAATGAATGACATAGAGATTCCTTTATATGGTGAGCAGAAAACTATCCTAGCAGACTGGCTCACTACTGACAAACACTGTATTGATATAGTGCCTGTTGGTAGTGGAAAGACATTCTTAGCGGCTATAGCATTACCGTTGTTTGCAAGCGACCCTCGTTATCATAAAGGCAAAGATATAATCTACAGTGCTCCAACAGGTGCTATGATTAAGTCTTTGATATGGGAGCCATTAAAGCATAGTTGTATGAATCACTTTGGATTAGTTGATGGTAAAGACATTAACAATTCAGAACTTACAATTAAGTTCCCTAATGGTGTGTTCATTCGCTGTAAAAGTGCAGAGCAACGTGAGAACTTGCGAGGCTTAAACGTAGGTGTTTGGGTAGCAGACGAAGCCTCAATGTATACACAAGATACATTACAAGAAATTACTAATCGTTTGCGTCCCAGAGTTGGTGCACCAGATACAGCGGGTAGATTAATTGTTATTAGTACGCCAAACGGTACGGGACCATTACATGATTTGTTTCAGTTAGCATTACAGAATACAGAAAAGTATGTTGTTCGTCATTACAACTACACACAAATGCGTAGTGGTAACAAAGACTTTATTGAAGAACAGAAACGCATCATCAGCCCATTAAAGTTTAACCAAGACTATATGTGTCAATGGGAAAGTGTTGCTGACATGTTCTATTACAGTTGGGACAAGAACAAGTACACTAAAGATGTTGTAGATAAAGGTGGTGATTTGTATACATTCCATGACTTTAATAAGCGTGTAATGTGTGCGACAGTTGCCCAAGTAACAAAAGCTGGAGACAATAACGGCACTATAGAGATATTAAAGAGTTACGCTATCAATGATTGTAGCACAGAAGGATTAGCAGAAGCGATACGACTAGACTTCCCAAAGCGTAGAATCAACAGTATTATTGACATGAGTGGTACACAAGTCAATAGAGATACTACAAGTCCATTCGGCGTAACAGACAGAATTATTTTAGAGAAGTATGGCTTTACAATTGTTAATAATCGTAAGAGTAATCCATTGATTGCTGATACAGACAATACAAGTAATGCGTTTATCAATCGTGGTGGATTGATAGTTAAGCCAGACGACAGATTTTTATTAGAAGCATTGCAAACATATCATTATGAAGATGGTACACGCAAGAAGTTAGTAAAATACACCGAGCAAAAGTATGCTCACATAGATGGATTGGGCGATTGTATACGCTATGGAATACATTATCTTTTCCCAATCACTCATCATTCAGTAGGTATAAAAGAGTATGTAGGTATGGATCAACGACTTAGCAGACAAGGTAATCCTGGCTTACAACACATGCCTGAAAGCCCGTTGTATCCTGGTGGACCAACATGGGAAGAGATTATGAATGGTGAAGAAGAACAAGATTTTATGACATGGGAATAACAAATGAACAATATTGACAGAGTAACAAGTTACAAGCAAGCGAATAGTAAATGGGAACTCTTTAATGAATCTAGTGGTAGAATAACAGGAGTAATCTATATAGGTAACAACTACGCAAAAGCAAATGATTATTATGGAGGATATCAAGGTAATTACTTAAAACGAATTGCCGCATTGTTTCCAGATAAAAAATCAATTGCTCATTTATATGCTGGGCAAGCAGATATAAAAGATTTACCCGGACAAAAGTATGATATTAATCCACAAAGTTCAGATACATTATATGCTGACGCTAGGGAAATGAGCAAACACGCAATAGCACAGCATGATTTATGGGTTTGTGATCCACCATATGGTGAAGAACGATTAAAGCAATATCAGGAACGATACAATTGCCCGGCTGATAGTTTGAATATTAAAAAAGTGTTCAATGAATTGTATAAAGCAAGTGCACCTAAAGCTCACATCGTTTGGTTAGATTGGCAAAGACCTTTTTATAAAAATACTGAATGGCTAGAAGTTGGTGCCGTACTGTACAGAGGATCAACTGGACATAAAGATAGAAGCATTTCAATTTATGAAAGAGCAGATTAATATGGCAAAAACGGGACCGAAAATTGGCACTAGACAACCACTAGATGAACGAATAGAAAGATTATCAACTGTAGATCCTATCACAGGATGTTGGGTATGGCAAGCCGCTAAAAACAAACTTGGCTATTCACTAATGCGTGATACAACTAATATGCGTATGCGTACTGGACATAGAATGAGTTATGAGTTCTATAACAATACAATAATACCACCAGGCATGTGCGTATGCCATACATGCGACAATCCAAGTTGCGTTAATCCTAAACATCTATGGCTAGGTACACGCAAACAAAACTCTGCTGATATGGAGAATAAAGGTCGTCAAATGTATTGGGGACATAAATCTATGGTAGGTGTACCAAGACCTAAAAAAACATGTAAGTATTGTGGCGTAACACAAGCTGATACTAGTATAGGTAGAAATCACGGTGATAAATGCAAATCAAAAATTTAAGCATAAATAGATTATGCACCATACATCAAAAGATTTCGCCTCGGGCAATATAAAGAGACACAACAATGCACAATAACCGCGATTTATTAAAACGAAACCCAGTGTACGATAACATTTATTTACAGATGTTATCATATCAATACGCATATCTTGGTGGCATCACCTTCAAGCAAGCTGTACGCAAGAAAAGACCTAGCGAAGATAGTACATTGTACCTAGACTTAGTAGCTAACACAGTAGCACAGCCTATATGTCGTTACATTGTAGACACTATCAATGATGTATTGTTTGAGCCAGGCATCAAACGCAATTTACAATTCTGTACACCACAAGGTAAACACATTGCTCCTGAGACTAATGAATGGATTGATTTGTTTCAGTTAGACAGTGACTTAACTAATCGTTCAATGAATGGTTTTATGGAAGGTGTAGGAGATTTAACAAGTATATTTGGGCATTGTTGGGTCGCAGTTGACATGCCCCAAGCAACAGAAGGGAATCTTGGCAGACCTTATGTGTGTGCCATTAGCCCATTGGATGTATGGGACTGGGAGTTTGACTATTACGGTGGTCGCCCATTGCTCAAATATGTTAAAATTAAAGAGATGGAAGAAGTAGATTGTTATTACATCAAATGTTACTATTTGGGTGACGCAGTAACTCCAAGCTACTGGCATAGTTACAAGGTTCAGAAAGGTCCTGGTAAGGAAAATCAACCAGCAGAACAAATAGGTGAAGGTACGTACCCAGCTGGCATGAGTTTGCCAGTATTCATTGCTTATGGTCGCAGAGATCCTAGAACAATGGAATGTGGCGTAAGCGATATTGATAGTGCTAGTGACGCACAAAAAGAATATTACAAATTAGAATGCGAAAAGTATACAGCATTACAGTTTGCTCACACAATCATTCGTGCTGATAAAGGCATTAGTGTCCCAGTACACGCAGGTGCTATCGTTCGTGCCAATGAAGGACAGATTGAAGCTATCGCAATTGATACAGGTGATGTAGACGCAATTATTAGAACACAAGATAATTTATTAGAACAGATAGAAGCATTGACTGGCTTAGGTGGCTTACGCACAAGTAAGAACCAAATAGCGTCAGGTGTAGCTATCATTGAAGAACGCAAACAACTACATAGAACGGCTAAAGCTAAAGCTAGATTGATGGAAGTTACAGAAGAAATGATTTACACTTATGCCGCACGTTTTATGGATCAGCGTTGGGCAGGTGAAGTACACTATAACACTGACTATGAAGCACACGATACTAACTATCGTATGGCATTGATAAGCAAAGCTAATGAACTAGTTGGCGACAATGAAATCGTTAAGTCATTAATTACAAAAGAAATCATTGCATTGCTATCACCTTCTGAAGATATACCAGAATACGAACAAGTGTTTATCAATACTATTCCAGATAGTCAGTTAAAAGCATTGATGCAAGAAAACAATGATGAAGTATTAAGCAGAGATTTAGCACCTTCAATGATACCTGCACACGAAAATTACGGTGAAGATGAAGATGGTAAAGAGGAAGCTGAATATGATAATGAGAATGGAATACCAGACAACACTAGTATATTAGGTGGTGCGGGTACTCCAGTTACAGATGTAGGATTAACCTACTATCCAAATCAAGTAGCACCTGCATTATTAATAGGTGGTACAGCAGGTAGATAATACTACCTATAAACTAATTGTAATAAATACAATACAAACTCGGTGATAACGTAAAATCAGAAAAAAATTAAATGGAACAACAATCTTTCGTTGGCAACGACAGCCAGACTAATACTAACCAGTCAGTGGAAACACAAGAAGGTGGTAACGAGCAAGTGAATGCTGGTGCTATTCGTAAGAGTACTACACAAGGTTTATTGACTGCCCTTAGCAATGCTAGTGGCACCAATTTTACTAGTGTAGAAGATGCTCTTGCTTATATCGCTAGAACAAGTGCTCAACAACTCGTTGGCAACGCACAGCCAGTGGAGCAACCAAAAATACAGCAAACGTCCGCACGTGTTACAACTAACGACTTGCATGAACGCTTTAATGAACTATCACAAAATCTTGCACGAAAAGAGCAAGCATTGCGTGAGAAGGAACTTGATAGCGATATTCAGCGAGCAATGGGTGACAAGTTTGACAGTGATTTGATTGATTACGCCTTGAATAAAGTTAAGAACAATATTCAATGGAACGATGATGGCACATATGCTATCGTCAATCAAAAAGGTCAAGAGCGTTATGGTAGCGATGGTATGCCACTTAGTATCCAAGGATTGGTAACAGAAGTAGCTCAGGGTAATCCTAAGTTATTAAGACAGAGCAATTCCAATTCTGGATCTGGATTGAGACCTGGACAAGGTAGTTTTACTGGTGCGTTAGAAGAAACCATTCCAGATTATTCACGTGACCCTGCCGCATTCAATGCGTGGGCAAATAAGAATGGTCTAGGTAAAGGTGTCGGACTGAAAGGTCTAGGCGTATCAGCAACAGTATCTAATTCAACTCGCAAGGTGCTCTGAAGCCAACAAAATTTAATTTAAGGAAAATATAATGGCATATACATTAGGCGGCCCAAATAATGAGGGCGATGGTTTTACAACAGCGATTTCAAATTTCGCATTACGTGCTATGCACGAATCTAACGGTCTAGTTAACTTTACTAACGTTGTTGCCCCTACACAGGGTCAAACATTCTTAGTACCTAACTTTGCACCAATCACTTATCAGGATTACAATCCTTCAGGTGCCAACGGAGCCTTCGGTGCAGGTAATGCAGTAATGCAAAACCCATCACTAGGACAAGGTACAATTACAGCAACTCCTGCAGTTGCACAAACAGCGTTTGATATCTTCTACGGCTGGACAACATCATTCACATTGGCTGCAACGCTAGGTGCTGAATTAGGTGAGAGTTTTGCTGAGAAGGTAGACCAACGTGTAACAGAGGCATTCTTGTCATTCAAAGCAACTCCAGGCAATACAAACTACGCACAGAGTGAAGACGGTTTCACACGTGTCTTGCAATTAGGTGCTATGGAAGTTATTGCTGGTGGCGCAACACCAACAACAAATACTGAAGGCTTCACAAGCAACAGCATTTTAGATACTATTCGTTTAGTTAAGCAGAACTTCAAAGTAGCTCGTATGCCTGGCACACCAGTTATCGTTATGGATTCTAATGGTAATGCAAATTACTTCGGTGGTACACCAGCTGGTCAAACAGGTTCTAGTTTGAATCGCTTGTTGGCTGAACTAACAGGTGGCGCAACTTCACAATCTGGTGGTTCAAATCTATCAGCACTTGGTAACGAATTGCTATCTAGTGGTCGTATTGAGTCTGTATATGGCTGTATGATTATGTTCACAACATTCTTGCAGTCAGCTACTCGCACAGTAGCCGGTGTTCCATCTTGTCCAGTACTAGTTGGTGCTTATATGGGCGACAGCGCAATCTTTACAGTAATGAAAGAAGGCTTGCAACTTAAGACTGGTGAAATCCCAGGTGGCTTGCAAATTTGGTTAACCGGAGTTGGATATTTTGGATCTGGCGTTGGTGACTTGCGTAGAGGCGGAGCTATTAACATTCAACAAGCCTAATTTGAATTAAGTCTAGGAATAATATAATATGTCAGTACCATTTCAACGAATATCAAACGCAACAGTTCGGGACATTCAGTTCTACGATCCGGCAGCGGAGCGTAGGGCTAGTGCTCTTAATGTTGATTGGACTCCATACTTTAATGTCGGTTCACAAGAGTGGCTATACAAGTTGGAGTTCGGATGGTGGCAGAAATACTGCGACACGGTGCTAGGTGCTTACTATTATGCTAATCTGCCAGACGGTCAGTTAATATCAAGTTTCAACCCAAGTTTGCTCATTAAAAACGATCAAACATTAATTCGCTTAGACACATTCGGAGCAATACTAGTATTCTATGAATCATTAGTAACCGATGTGTCTAACATGAATGAGGTTGATGTTCAGAATTATAACTTTGCTAAAAAGCGATGTGAAGATGAATGGACAAAAGCGTTGCAGTTAATGAACTTCTATGATTTATACATGGATAGTCCTAACGGCCCAACGACAAAACTTGAAGAAAATTGGACAGCAGACGTTGATTTCTTTAATGGAGATAGGAGATATTTCTAATGGCTGAAGTTGCTTATAGTGTATTGAACAGTCCAACAGTTACGCAAAAT